CCAGCAGTGCTGAAAAACCATGATGATATTTTTCCTGAAGGTTATGGAGATGCTGACTTTGAGTTAGATAAATCGCCATTAACCTACTATGACTCTCAAGGAGAGCTGCATGTATCCTCTAAACATGCACTGTTCAGGGCTGATACAGGTGCAGAGCTAGGCATACATGGTAAGAACTATACTAAAGACTTAAGACAGCTCTCATACAAGACTATGATTGATAATCAAAGAGCGGTTATTCGTGAGTCTGGGCTTAATACTTCAGCGATTACAGAAGATATATCTTTAGGTGGTGTTGGCGAGAAGTGTTTTGTTAGACATACATTACCTAATGAAACAATGCTTACTCCCGGTGGTGACACAGCAGCTATATCTTTTCTTGGAGTAAGCTCACTCAACGGTATATGGCCCTGTAGTATATCTGTAGGTGCTAACCAATGGGCTTGCCAGAACAATCAGATCTTTACTTCTGATGCGTCTATGCTCTACAAGAACAAGCATAATCTACAGCTTGATATCGACAAGGGCTATAAATTAATTGCAGATTCTATAGAAGTATTTAGTAAAGAAGTAGATCTCTGGCATAAGTGGTCGAACATATCAGTACCTAGCAATAAAGCTTTTAGCATCTTTGCCTCGGCAGCTAACTGTCAGTATGTTTTGGACTACATAGATCAGCATGGGGAATTTAGTATTAATCCTTTAGCCCTTCTGCTGGAAAGCAAAGTCTACAACAACACTGCTCTAGTCTATATGTGGGAAAAGTGGGTAAGCCACTACCAGCAAAGTTTAGGTTCAAATTATTGGGCTGCGTACAATACGCTTACAGATTGGTCATCTCATGGCCCTCAATCTAAGCGAGGCAGGCAGCCTAAAGGTAGTAATGTGGTTTCTTTAAATCACCGACGTTCAGAGGCAGTTCGGGCAGTTGTTCTGAATAGCTTTAAGTTAGCTGCATAAATAGGAGAAGCTATGAATACTGAAGAAGAACGATATCTAATCTCAGAAACTTTTATCCGCGCCTTTAGTGTTAGCTTACAAACTCTTGTCCCAGAAAAGTCTGTCCAAGAATTCTTTGTTGCCTTTGTTTTATCAAGGCTTCAGATAGATAAGGAAGCAGACGAGACACTAGAACTTAATGAGCAATTTGTTTACGACTGTATTCCTAGATTTATAAACTGGCTGAATACTGCTGCTAACACAGCACAAACTTAAAGGAGAATTATGAATACCAGCAAAAAATCTTTAACTCAAAAAGTTTCAATTCTTAACCATCTAAAAGAAGGAAACTCTATCACTGCATTAGAAGCCCTCTATGACTTCGGATGTTTCAGGTTAGCCTCTCGTATAAGTGAACTTAAAAAAGCAGGGTGGGATATCGAGAGTGCTTGGAAGGATGTGGATGCTAGAAAGACAGGAAAGAAAATTAAGATAAAAGAATACAAGCTTCATGTAACAAGCTGGCAAACCTATCAAGTGAGATAGGTACTTGACAGTTACAAACCTCGGCAGTAAACTTTAATAACAAAAAACGGAGAGAAGAAATATGCCTATAGTTAAAGGTAAAGCAATGTGGGCCTCAGTAACACAGCCTAATACAACCTACGAACCTAAGTGGTCGGTTAACTTGGTCGTCGATAATGACACAGCCCAGAAGTTTTCAAATGATGGCTACACTGTGAAGAATAAACCTGTCAGTTGGAGCGAGGAAGAACTTCCAACGATTGTTATTCAACGTAAAGTAGCTGCACCTTGGGGTGGAGATAGAGATGCTCCTGAGTTAGTAGGTACTACTCGGGATAGTAAGGGAAACTGGTCACCCTTAGATGTCAAAGTAGGCAATGGGTCAGATGTTAGTGTTCAATATAAGCAGTGGGAGTCTGAGAAGAATGGTGAGAAGTTCAAAGGTCTTGAGTTAATGAAAGTTCAAGTGACTTCACTCATAGCTTATGAATCAGATGAAGACTTTGATGCGACTGACGAAGATTCAAATCCTTTCGGAGATGATGAGCTATGAATGTATATGAGTTAGATGGGAAACAATATGATGTTTCTAAATTCAGTATAGAAGCTCAAGGTATCTTTTCTTTGTTGGTTAAATCTAAGAAGAAAGCAGATGCCCACAGAGAAGAACTGTTTATTCTTACTAGAGCCTACACTAGTTTGTCAGAAGAATTAAATACTTCTTGTGACGCTAAGACTTTAATTAAAGAGGATGAAGATTTACCTTTTGTTCCATTGATTGACGCAGAGTAAATATCAAAGTCTATTAAAGGAAGGTATTATGGCTTTTATAAAAACACATCAAGCATGTCCTTTGTGTGATAGTAATAAAGCATGTAGCATTAATGAAGATAATACTGCTAAATGTTTTAAGTGTGGTTGCTGGATGGATAACTATGACAACCCGCAGAAAATTATAGAGAGTGGTGGTGGTAGTAGTTGGACTCCTTCAAATAAAGCTGTATCTACGACAGCACCTATAGAGAAAGTGACTAATATAAAAACTCATTCATCTAAAGATAAAGAGTTAGATATTACGAAGTGTTCTTTCAATGCGTTGAAGGATAGGGGAATTACTTTAGATACTGCTAAGTTCTATGGAGTGAAAAGTCTTTTAGATTCAGACGGTGATCCTATACAGCATTGGTATCCTTACTATAAAGACAATGAGATTGTCTCTTACAAAGTAAGAAAAGTAAAAACCAAAGACTTCAGGTGGGTACATTTAAAAAAAGAACCCAATAAAGGTTTCTTTGGACAGCAGTTATTAAGTAACAACCACAAGAAAATCCTTACTATTACAGAGGGGGAATGTGATGCGATGGCGATATATCAATTGCTTGGTAGCAACTTCCCTGCACTGTCTGTTAGCAATGGGATTGGCTGTGTTAATGAGATCAAAGATAAGTTTGAATTAGTTGATTCATATTCAGAAGTTAAGATATGTTTTGATAATGAAGATAAGGCTAAAGAGATTGCTAGACAAGTAGCTGATTTAATTCCCGGTAAGGCTAGGATAATTATACTGCCTGAGGGATACAAAGATGCTAACGAGATGCTGCAACAAGGGAAGAAAGAACTCTTTAGTAAAGCTTTCTGGGCAGCTCAACCTTACACTCCTTCAGGAGTCATTAGCCTATCTAATAAAATCGCTGATCTTAATAATAGAAAACAAAGAAAGTCTATTCCTTATCCTTGGGCTGGGTTGAATAAGAAGTTGTACGGCCTTAGACAAGGAGAGTTAGTTACCTTTACAGGAGGTACTGGGCTAGGTAAGTCCTCTGTTGTAAGAGAGCTAGAGCATTGGTTGCTTACTATGACGAAGGATAGGATTGGTATTGTAGCTCTTGAAGAAAGCTGGGAACGTACTGCAGACGGTATACTTTCTATTGAAGCTAATAAGCGACTCTATATAGATGATATACGAGCGGAGTATGGTAAAGAAGAATACTTTGAATTATCTAACAAGGTATTAGGAGGTGATAATGTCAACCGACTATGGATACATTCACATTTTGGAGCAAGTAACTTCGATGAAATCTTATCCAAGATAAATTATATGGTAGTCGGCTGTGACTGTAGTTGGATTATTGTTGACCATTTACAGATGATTGTTTCAGCTTCAGACGAGCAGAATGAAAGGTCTTTAATAGATAAGATAATGACTGAGCTTAGAAAGATAGTTGAGAAGACAGGCGCAGGTTTAATTCTAGTGTCTCATCTCAGAAGGCTTGAAGGTAACAGAGGTCATGAGAATGGTGCTGAAGTTAATCTATCACATCTCAGAGGATCTGGAGGTATAGCTCAGATATCTGATTGTGTAATAGCATTAGAACGTAATCAACAATCTTCGGATACTACAGAAGCTCAGACAACTAGGATCAGAGTTCTTAAGTCTAGGTATACTGGAGAAGTAGGGGTCGCTGCTTACCTTCATTACGATGCTGACTCAGGAAGATTATCTGAAGTAGAAGGTTCTGATGGTGAAGACTTTGCTGAAGAATCCATTCCATTTTAAGGAGGTTTATGAAATCTTATGTCTTTGATATAGAGACAGACGACATCAAGGCTACAAGGATATGGTGCATATCAGTATTAAATACTGAGACAGAAGAACAATTAACTTACGGCCCTTCAGAATTATACGAAGGGCTTCGAATGCTAAAAGAAGCAGATAAGTTAATAGGTCACAATATTCTAGGCTTCGACATACCAGTAATTAAAAACCTTACTGGCGTTGATCTGTACGATAAAATTATAGTAGACACTTTAGTTCTTTCCAGACTATTTAATCCTATAAGAGAAGAAGGGCATAGCCTTAAGTCTTGGGGATTTAAATTAAAGCTACCTAAGATGGACTTTGAAGAGTACTCCACATTTTCTATGAAGATGCTGGAGTACTGTGAAAGAGATGTATTAGTAAACTATCAAGTTTATAAACATCTTAAAGATGTAGAGTCTAAAGGATTTTCTAAGAAGTCTGCAGATCTAGAACATGCAGTAGCTTCTATAGTAGACACTCAAAGAAAACATGGCTTTCTTTTTAACTTCCACTACGCCTCGACACTACTAGTTAAGATAGATGTAGAGCTAGATACTATAAGGGAAAAAATACAGGAAGATCTTACAGCCAGCACAGAAGTTACCGAGATATATCCAAAGTTTAATCCTAAAGGACTCCTTCTAAAAACAGGAATAACTGCAGAAGGTAGAGGGATTAGACTAACGGAGCTTGAGCTTGAAACTATGCTACAAGAAAATAAAGTTAGTCGAATTACTATAGAAGAGTTTAACCCAGGTTCTAGAAAACAGATAGGGATACACCTTCAAAGGTTAGGTTGGGTTCCTTTAGAGTTTACTCCAACAGGGCAACCTAAAATAGATGAGACAATTCTTTCAAAGATAACTGATATCCCTCAAGCAGCATTACTTGCAAGGTACTTAACTCTTCAGAAACGTATAGCTCAGTTAAAAAGCTGGCTAAAAGAAACAGATAATGATGACAGAGTAAGAGGCTTTGTAAATCATAACGGTACTATTACGGGGAGGATGACTCATTACGACCCTAACATGGCACAAGTTCCTAGTACATCCTCTATGTATGGTGAAGAGTTTAGATCTTGTTGGATTGTTCCCAAGAACTATAAGCTAGTAGGCATAGATGCGAGTGGACTTGAGTTAAGAATGTTAGCCCACTACATGAAGGATCAAGGATACATAAATGAAATCATTAACGGAGACATTCATACCACTAACCAAAGATTTGCAGGACTTGAATCAAGAGATCAGGCAAAAACTTTCATCTATGCACTTATCTACGGAGCAGGAGATGAAAGACTTGGGGCTGTGGCTAAAGGAAATAAAAGAACTGGAGCAAAACTTAGAAAATCTTTTATCGCTAATCTCCCTTCATACAAACATCTTAAAAATAGAATTGGACGAGAGGCAGAGACAGGGAAAATTAAAGG